ATGACGGCCCCGAAGCGCGCAGCCCGCAAGAGCGTTATCGACCTCTGGCACCGACCGGCGCGAGCCGGTGAACAGGTCTACTACCCCGCCGACCAATCAGACGGCCCGGTGTGGTGCATGGACCGGACCCACTTCAAGAAAACCGCCACTATGGTTTGCACCACTCGACACGGCCAGGGCAAGCGATGGCGCGCTGCGTGGGTCGACCACGACGGCCAGCAGCGCGCCAAAGCGTTCGACAACAAAGCCGATGCGCAGCAGTACATAGACGGCATCACGACCGCCCTTAACTCTGGGACCTATGCCGACCCGCAGCGTTCGGGCGTGACGTTCGGAATCGTGGCCGAGGCATGGATAAAGACAAAGGAAGCCACTAACCGGGCACCTAAGACGGTTGAGGGTTACCGGGGATTGCTAGAGGTTGTGATCCTGCCCAAATGGGAGCACCACCGGCTTAAGGACGTTGACCACGAACGGCTACAGACGTGGTTTACGTGGTTGTCCACCGATCCCGCTGCGCGGCAGCGGAAGTCAAAGAAGTCTGATGCCGGCCTATCGCCCGCGCGTGTGATCCAGATACACAACGCCATGCACCAGGTGTTTGAGTACGCGATCCGGGCCAAGTATCTAGCGGTCAATCCGGCTGACCACATTGAGCTACCGAGTAAGCCGCAGAGCAGCAAGGACCTTGCCCTTACGCACGACCAGGTGAGCCAGCTTGCCGCCGAAATGGTGAACGCCGAGGCTGCGGTGCGCTATCGCAGCGACACAGCTAAGCCGCTGGTATCCCCCGAGACGCTGGCGTCAATGGTTCGTTTCCTTGCCTACTCCGGGCTGCGGTTCGGCGAATGCGCCTCGTTGCGGGTAGGTGACGTGGATACCGATAACCGCCGCGTGCATGTGTCCAAGGGAGTTACCGGCGTGCGTGGTCGGGGCCGCATAGAGGGCGATACCAAGACACACCAGAAGCGTTATGTACCGATCTTGACGACGTGGCTTAACGATGAGTTGAAACAGGTTGTGGCGGGGCGTGACCCGTCTGAGTTTCTGTTTCCTGGTCCTGATGGTGGCGCGATGACTGAGGGGTGGTTCCGCGTCCGGTTCGACAAGGCCGTTGCCAAGCTCGGAATCGAGGGCGTCACGCCGCACACGTTGCGGCACACTGCCGGGTCGCTGGCGATCAGCGAGTCGCCTACGGCTACCGGCGTGCTCCTGGCGTCGAAGCTGCTCGGGCACAGCAACCCGACGACGACGGCGAACGTGTACAGCCACACGCTCAGCGGCGACTGGGAGAAGTTGGCAGCGTCTATGGAGAACGCGACAAAGCCCGCCGTGTAGGCATTCCAATTTTTGGGAATTCTGGCCGCAGGTAGCGCCCCATTTCTGCGGGTATCGCGTCCAATTCTTCGGACAGATAGCGCCTATAACTTCCATCTGCGACCACTGGTGGATACCGTTAATGGTATGACCACTTTGTTTATCGACGCAGCAGGCATCAGTGCGACTTATGGCACTCCGATTAATACCGTCCGTTACTGGGAGCGGCTTGGCAAGCTGCCCCAATCAGCCAAAATTGGCCGTAGGCGCAAATGGAAGCGCGACGAAATCGAAGCCTGGTTTGAGGCTAAGTTTGCAGCTTAAGCGCGGCGCTAATGACAACTGAATACGCAAATCCGCAGGTTAACCAATGTGGTAATATTAAGGTGGAGGGAAAAGAATGGCGGTGGATTCCCGGCGCTGATCCTGCAATCGCTGCCAGTGCAGATGGAACTATCCGCCCGACATTCGGGCAAGTCACCATTGTCTACGATTCCCGGTTTGGGCTTTATACCCCGCTAGCTGGCACGCTCGCGCCCGTTCATCTATTGGTCGCTGCGGCATGGCTGCCGTACCCCGATCACCTGTCTACGTTCGAACTGACAGCCTTTATGCACCGCTTAGTTGTGCATAAGGACGGGGTGAATTACCACAACGACGTTGAGAATCTGGCGTGGGCTGATTCTCCGGGTGAGGGTCACCCGGCTTTGTATGAGTGGCTTGCGCGGCAGCCGCGTTGGATTACCGGCGCTGACCCCAACGTCACGATCTATGGCTAAGCGCCCTTAAGCAATGGCCCGCCATAGCGGGAGCAAAGGAACGGCACGCGGCGGCGTGCAGTGAGGAAAATTCAATATGGGCACGATCGACAGATTTGAGTATCTACGGCTAGCGACGAATCACGGGACCAAAGGCAAGGACGCATGGTCGACGCTTAAGCCGAATGAGCTTGGCGTGCTGGTCGCTGTATGGAACTACGCAAACTGGAATACCGGGGAGGCGTATCCCAGCGTGAAGCGTCTTGCTGCCGAGCTTGGCGTAAATCAGAGCACCATTTCACGCACGCTTAAGCGCTTGGTTGAGGCTGGCTGGCTTGAGCAGAAGTCAGCGGGCAGTAGCGCCAGCAAGGACGCTGCGGTGTACGTACTGACAATTCCGCCCAAGGGTTGCGTGAGTGCAACCGTTGAATCTGAACAGGGTTGCGCCACTGCAACCGAGGGTTGCGCCAGTGCAACCGTCACGGTTGCGTCAGAGCAACCTAAGGGTTGCGCCAGTGCAAACCAACTAAACCAACCAACTAAACCACTAGAACAAAACCAGGAAACGAAACCAGCGGACAGTTGCGTAAGCAACGCGAGCGCGCGAGACGGTGACCACATTTTCCAACACCTAGACGAATGGTCACATAACCACACAGTTCCGCTCATCGAGGCAGAAGAGAACCCAATCTATGAACACGACTGCATGGAATACCAGGGTGAGGCAGAGGCATACGCATGAAGATCAATAACCCCAACGTTCGCAAGTGGGACAAGATCAGCATTAACAGCCGCAGGAACAAAGACGGTTCTCCGGTTGCCGGCCTGGTAATCAGCCAGCGGGGCGCATTCATCCTGGCATCTGCGGAAGAATGGGAAGAACTCAAGCGCGCTGGCGATGCACTCATTGCTGCACAGAAGCCGCGCAAGCGTTACCGCATGATCTAAAACGAGCTTAAATCAAGTCTAACGAACGCAGCGCCCGACTTAAGGCAATCCCACCTTAGGTATCGGGCGTTCGTCGTTCTACGGGCCAAATAGACACCATTACGGGGGGAACAATGGACGAGATACACGTGCGCCGATACAGCGACAGCCAAACAGAAATAACGATCAGCGACTACCACGGGCCAGGCGCACCGCTTGTGATCGACCTAAGCGACGACCAGGCCGCACAGCTCCGGGCGCAACTAAGCCCAAAGCTCATGCGCTACCCGGTAGCCGTGTCACCGGCCAAAGCCCGCATGACTAGCCAGTGAGCGCGACAGTCATTCGCGCCGAACGTGGCTGGCCCTACCGCATATGCCGCAACGGGCCGTCAATCGTCCTGACACGCGACGGCAGGACACGCCCGCACACAATCGCATTCACCACTACCGACGCATACCGCATAGCCAATGCGCTTGTGGACATGGCCGAACAAACAGAACAGGACAACTGAAAATGAATGACCGCACCATCACCGCTACCCGCTATGAGTTCTCGCTAGGCGGCGAAACCGAAGGCGAAGCGACCCACGTAGGGCTACACGTCACCGAGCAGGACGGCACGCGAACCACGCTGGCAATGCCAGTCCGGGACGCCGAGCTGGTCGGCAAAATGCTGGTATCCCACGCTGACTATGTTGCGCAGCGTCCCCCGCGCGACTGGTAATGCAAAGGCCCTGTATCGGCTGCGGCCAGCTCATACCGTCCGGCTCGCGCTGCACCGCCTGCCAGCGACCACGAAACAACAACTACCAACGCGGCAAGAGGGGACGCACAGCGTCTGACTGGCGCTGGCGCAAGCTAAGCCAGAAGCTAAGGCGACTAAGCCCGTTCTGTGAAAGATGCAGCAAGACAACAGACCTCACTGTTGACCACGTAATACCGCCAACGGAGCGGCCAGACCTCACGTACGACGCACTGAACCTGCGCGTCTTATGCCGGAGCTGTAACGGGTCACGTGGCAACCGGGTGACCGACCAGGAACGGCAACAGGTGCTCGACGCTATTGCGGAGCGCATGAAGCGACGGCGACAAGCCGCCTAGACCCTAGGTCCACCAGCGCCGAGGTCCGCCAGGGTGTGGGTAATCACGTAACGCTCGTGGCTCGACTGATCGTCGGCAGGCCGAAGCTGCGTAGGTCGCTCAATACAGTCAGCGTTCAGGTCGTCCACTATTTCGACACCTAACGGAGCTAAGCGCTTCTCGCACATTGCATCGCGCAATGTCTTGATGTGGCTTTGGAAGGCAACGACGAACTCATCGTCGTTCTTCGGCCCCGACTCGATGCCGAGCACTAGGCGTAGCGCATTCGGATGCGCCGACCCGGTGGCGAACGCTAGCACCGTCTCAATGGACTCAAACTCAGCGCGCTTTCGATGGGCGACATGACCGTGACGCCAGTCCATAATTCGCTCATGTAGCGCTACGCCATCGTCGCCCGTCACTTCCTCGACGAACTCCTTAAACGGAATCTTGCGCTTTTGGTCACTGACGGCACACCGTCCGTAGGACACGACCGCGGACTCCCATAGCGCGCGACGATGGAACAGGTTGGCTGGCACAGCGTGGTCCAGTTCACTTCGGTACATGAGTGCCATGTCAGCGAAGAGGAGGTCAGCCCACGCTGAGCACCAACGCTGCGCATGAGTAACTTTGAGGCCAATCAACGTGCCCCACAATTCACCAATGGTCGACATACGTTCACGCTATGTGACCGGTACGACAGCGCTTAGGTACGACGCGCTCAACTGCGGTTATGGCAGCCGGCCAGGACGGGCTTGGGGGGACGCCCCAACCGGTCCCGGCCCTCCTCTCGATCAGCCAGCGCAGGGACGAATTAATTGCTCGAATTGTTTACTCGGTCGGTGCGTCAGGGTGGCCGTTTTGGACAAGATCACCGTTGTCGAGAGTTACGTCTATCCACCTGTCGCGCGGAAACGTCCATTGCTTTCCGGTGGGGTTGGTAGCCGTGAGGTCGCCGGATTGATTAACGACGAACTCTGACCCAGCTGGGTACCGATCCTGTTGTCCATTGCGGATACGAACAACGAACGCCCGGTTTGTGAACCGCAGGTCTGGCGAAGTCATGGGCTCGATTATCGCAGCCGCGCAGTGGCAAAGGTGGTTCAACTAACGCCGATTAACAACTGAATAGGGGGTGACTCAATGCGCCGTGGACCAAAGGGCGACGTAGACGAGTCACCACTACCGTTCCGCCCACGCAAGAAGGGCGTAGAGCGCTTCGAGGCATTCGTACGCAAGTACCTGGTAGTCCCTAAAGGCAAGGGCGCTAACAAGCCGATGCGGCTAAGGCCGTGGCAAGTCGAGATGTTGCGCCCGTTCCTGGACCCGGACCCGCGCCCGGTTGTCGGCGCGATCATGGGGCCACGCGGGCTAGGCAAAACCGGGCTGTTCGCGGCGCTAGGGCTGTATGAGCTGTTCACCGGCCCCGACGGCAACGAGATTCCGATTGTCGCGGTTGACGAACGCATGGCGGGCCGACTACTCACGCCAGCCGCGCAGATGGTCGAACTCCACCCGGAGCTTGCTTCGCGTGCCGTTGTCTACCGGGATCGCATCGAGGTACCCGGCAAGCGCTCGACGCTGACGGCGCTACCAGCTGAGGCTAAGCGCATCGAGGGACTAGGCACTTGGACGTTGGCGCTCGCTGACGAGCTAGGCGAGATTGACCCGGACACATGGTCAACCCTGTTGCTTGGTGCCGGGAAGCTCGACGGCGCAATGGCGTTGGGTATCGGAACGCCACCTAACCGCGAAACGTCCGTGCTAACGGACCTACGGGAGCAGGCGCGAGCGGACCCGGACGACAAAACGATGGCGTTCGTTGAGTTCAGCGCAGACGGTTTCGAGGATCACCCGGCTAGCTGTGTTCATTGCCTCGAGCTGGCGAACCCTCAGCTTGACGACTTGCTGAGTCGGGACCGTGCGACGGCGCTGCTTAAGCAGACCACCGAAGGTGAGTACCGGCGTAAGCGGCTGTGCCAGGTTGTGGTGACCAACGAATCACCGTTTCTGGCCGCTGAATCGTGGGACGCACTGGGCACCGGTCAGGCGATCCCAGACGGTGCCGAGGTAGTGCTAGGCGTGGATGCGTCGCTCAATAACGACAGCACGGCCATTGTCGTCGGCACGGTGGCGGCTAGACCACACTTCGACAAGCTCGACGTGTGGGAGAAACCAGCAGGCGACAACGGCTGGCAAGTGCCGATTCTCGACGTAGAGCAAGCGATCAGAGACGCGGCTAAGCGCTGGAAAGTACGCGAAGTCGCCTATGACCCGAAGTATTTCAGCCGGTCGGCTGCCGTACTGCTTGGCGAGGGTTTGCCAATGGTTGTTTGGGATCAGACGCCACGACGGCAGACGCCAGCAACGAAAGACCTCCAAACAGGCGCATTGCAGAAGCTCTACACGCATTCCGGCGACCCGGACCTTAGGCGGCATGTCCTGGCGTCAACGGTTAAGGAATCTGACGTAGGTATCCGGCTGGCTAAGACTTCGCGGTCGAGGCACGCGCAGAAGATTGACCTTTGCGTGGCGCTAATGATGGCGCACTCTCGTTCCACTTGGCTTGCCGCCCAACAGAAACCACGTGCCCGATACGGCGGCGCGTAGAAAGAATCCACAACTGAATATGTCTACTGATCTTCTAGTCGAGCTACTGCAAGTGCTCGATGCGCCACAGAGCCGGTTCGCCGAGCTGGACAAGTACGCCACCGGTCGGCAGCGGCTCGCGTATCTGAGTCCCGAGGCCAAGATTGCGCTACCGGCGCTTAACCGGATCGTGTCGAACATTCCCGGCCTGGCCGTGTCGAGCTTGGCGGAACGGCTAAGGATTACCGGCTTTCGCGGTGTTGACGTGTGGCCGGACTGGCTTGCTAACGACCTGGACCAGACCAGCACTGTTCTGCACCGTGAAGCGCTGACGTTTGGTGACGCGTACGTGATTGCGTGGGCCAGGCCGGACGGGTCGCCACTGGTGACCGTCGAAAGCCCGCAGCAGGTCGCGGCTATCCGCGATCCAGCCACGCGGGAAATCACCAGCGCCGTAAAGCGATGGCAGACCAAGACGGACACACACGCAATTGTGTATCTCCCGGACCGGATCGAGCATTGGCGCGCTAAGACAACCGGCGCGGCTAGTTCCGCGTTCGAGCTTGTCGAGACGCTGGATAACCCGCTTGGCGTGGTGCCGGTCGTCGGGTTCTGCAATCAGACCCGGATTCTCGGGTGTGGGCGCTCTGAGATTGACGACCTGGTTCCGCTGGTCGACGGACTGAATAAGACGCTCGCTGATCTAGCTGTGGCGCAGGAATACACCGCTCGCCCGCGCCGGTGGGCTACGGGCATCGACCTAATCGAGGTACCGAAGCTCAATGCCGACGACACTCCGGTCCTGGACGACGACGGTAACCCGGTGATGGTGACGGTTAACCCGATCCCAGAGGGCTACCGAACCATGTGGTCGGAGAAAGACGGAACCAAGTTCGGTCAGCTCCCCGGCGCGGACCTTAAGGGTTTCGAAACGTCGGTCCATATCTGGCTCCAAAACATCATGGCGGTATCGGCACTGCCCGCACACATGGTGGGGGTGACCACGGAAAACCCGTCGAGCAGCGAGGCAATCCGTGCCAGTGAATCGGCTTTGACGGCCCGCGCCGAGCAGCGCCAGGCGGTGTTTGGCCGGAGCTGGGAGCAGGTTGCACGGCTTATGGTTGCTATCCGCGATTCGGTGCCGGTCGAATCGGTAAACGTCAAAGTGCAGTGGCGGAGCGCCGCGAGCACGTCCGTTGCTGCCGAAACCGACGCGGTAACCAAACTGGTGCAATCCGGAATGTTGTCGAAGTCTGGTGGGCTGAGGCGGCTGGGATTTTCTGAGGACGAGATTCAGCAAGAGCTGTACGACGCGGAACGGGACGCTTTGGCCGGTGCTAATCCGGAGTTTTCTATGGCTATCTCTAAATATGCGGAATTGACGGCTAACAAACTAAACGAGGCGGCATGAGTGATGTAAATACGGGGCCAGATGCCCCGGAGAACGAACAGAATGGTGGAGCGGATACGGCGACTGCCAAAACGTCGAATAATGCGCCAGAAGCGCAGCCAGACGACCGTAACGGATATGAGGACGACGACTTTGGTCAAGCGGACACGTTCCCGCGTACCTACGTGGAGAAACTTCGCACCGAATCAGCCGGATACCGCGACAGGGCTAAGCAGGCCGAAGATCGAGCCGACAAGCTTGCCCGCCGGTTGCACGCGGCACTAGTCAAGGCTAACGGGACGCTCGTCGATCCCGACGCGCTGCCGTTCGACCTCGAGCACCTGGATGACGACGAAAAGCTAAGCGCTGCAATCGAAAAGCTAACGGACTCTAAGCCGTGGCTAAAGGCGCGCAAGGTGGCCGGCGATGCTGGGCAGGGCTACCGTGGCAGCGCCGAGACCGGCGTGAACCTGCTCGAACTGCTACGCGGTAACAGCTAGAAAACTAGGGCGCTCGATGCGCCACAACCTTTTGCGCCCGGTGCGCACAACCTAAGCCCTTCCCGGCGACGGGCACGTAAACAACTTAATAAACAATTTCATAAGGACAAAAGAATATGGCAATTGAGACGCCAACGGGTAATGCAACCCTGATCGCTGCGCAGGTGCAGCAGCTAGTAGTAAATCCGCTGGAACAGGCCAGTACGTTTCTGGCCGCAGGTCCAACGATCATTGACTCTAATTCTCCGGTGCGCATCCCCCGGATCGCTAACGGTGTCACGGCTGGCACGTACGGCGCTGGTGAACTGATCGCAGACGGAGATGTGACGTTTAACGAAGTTACCGCGCTTCCGTCCGACCTCAAGGCAATTAAGGTATGGCTACCTATCTCCAATGAACTTCTGCGGGGTAGCGCCGTAACCGGCCTGGATTCCGTGCTTAAGACGCGTCTCCTAACGGACGTTTCCAACAAGCTCGACAATCTGCTTTTCACCGGAAACGCGGCTAACGAGGTTAAGGGCATCGTTAATCAGGCCGGCGTGCAGACCGGCGACTTTGACGCAACGGACTTTAATTCGATCCTGGACGGCCTGGCGCTCGCTTACGCCGAGAATGTGCAGCCGAACCGCATCTTTATGAACCCGTCCGATTGGGTGGCGCTGCGCAAGATTCAGCGCGGGACCGGCGATAAGGCTTACGTCCTGGATCCGGACGCTCACGCTGCCGATCAGTTCGCACTGTTCGGTGTCCCGGTGACCGTGACCAATCGCCTGCCAGTCGGCAAGGTGGTTATCGCTGACATGAAGCATGTCTATGTGGTGCGGGACCAGGACGCCAACGTGTACGTGTCACAGGACGCTCTGGCGCAGTCTGATGCCGTCGCTATCCGTGTCACGTTGCGGATGGATCTGGCGCTGGCGCAGCCTAAGGCGGTTGTGGTTCTGACCGACGCCACGCCGTAATCGTGGCAGCGCCGACAGCAAGCGATCTGACGACGTTCGTCGGCAAAGCGGTGCCGGAAGACGAGGCCGAAGCATTCGCGGCGCACGCCGAGGCAGTCATTGCAATTGTCTCGGCTCACGCCAAGAGCTACACACGCGGACGCGGTTGGGACGCAAACGGGGAACCCGCAGACGATCTGCGGGCTGTGATCCTTACCGCGTCCGCGCGGCTGCTCACGAACACGTCGCAGATCACGTCAGATAGACAAATGGGACCGTTCAGCGTGTCGTACCGGCCTAACGATGGCTGGACCACGATGGAGCTTTACGTTCTAAATCGCTACCGGGAACGCGCCCGGTAG